CACCCACCACCTAAGGAGCCACCTATGGAACAAAAGACCCTCGACAACCTGAACGACCTGCGCCAGCGAGTCCTCTCCGGGGAGAAATTCTCCGTCGATGAGTATCGCGAGATCATGAAGGCGTACCGAGCCGTCCGCCAAGTCGCCGTCTCGAAAGCCGCTCCCAAGATCGAGAGCAAGGCCGCAGCCTCCGCCGGGAAGAACGCTCCCTCCCTCGGCGACATCCTGTCCCGGATTCAGCAAGGAACCAAGGGATGAGCTTCCCAGACTACATCGACAACTCCATGCTGTCCGATTACAAGCGGTGCCCAACCATCTGGCGCCGTAAGTACATCGACAAGATGGTGAAGGAAGAGCGCTCCGTCCACCTCCACGTCGGCGCAGTCTTCGCCTTCGGCCTGGAGGTCACCCGCCGAGCCTACTACGAGCATAAGCTCTCCCCCGATTCAGCCATCGCCTACGGCCTGCACTACCTCACCCTGGCCTACGGGGACTACGTCCCTCCAGAGAAAAGCCTGAAGACGTTCGAGCGGACCTTCTTCGCCTTGATCGACTACTTCATCGAGTACCCGCTCGAGTCCGACGTGATCAAGCCAGTCTTCTTCGGCGAGAACCATGGGATCGAGTTCAACTTCGCCGTCCCCCTGCCAGTCCGTCACCCGGACACAGGCGAGCAACTCCTCTACGTCGGCAGGTTCGACATGCTGGCTGAGCGGATGGGAGCCCTCTTCGGCGAGGACGACAAGACCGCTTCGCAGCTCGGAGGGTCCTGGGCCAGGCAGTGGGAACTCGATTCACAGTTCACCGGCTACACCTGGGCCATGGGCCAATACGGCTACCACCTGACAGGCTTCTTCGTCCGGGGAGTCTCCTTCCTCACCTCCGGCATCGGCCACGCTCAGGCCATCGTCTACCGTCCGAAGTGGATGATCCAGGAATGGCTCGACCAAACCTGTCGCATCATCCAGAACATGGCCAAGGACTACAAGGCGAACTCCTACCTGAAGGTCCTCGACAAGTCCGCCTGTGCTTCCTACTCCGGCTGTCAGTATCACCAGCTCTGCTCCAGTCAGCATCCCATCTCCTGGTATTCGCACTACGTCAAGAACACCTGGGACCCCACCCAGCGTGCAGGCCTCGAGCCTGACCTCTCCCTACTTCAACTTTTCAGGTAAACACTATGTCAGACATAAAGAACATTCCAGGCGTAAACATCATGCTTCTCGGTGATTCCGGAAGCGGAAAGACCCATGCCATTCGGACCCTCCTGGAGGCCGACCTCGAAGTCTTCGTCCTCTTCACTGAGCCTGGGATGGAGACCCTATCCGACACTCCGTCCGACAAGTTGCACTGGCACTACGTCCCGCCAGCTTCCCCCGACTTCGCCTCCATGATCGACTCAGCGAAGAAGATCAACACCCTGGATTTCAAGACCCTGTCCAACCTGGGGGACATCGACAAGCGGAAGTGCACCGAGTTCATCGACGTGCTGGTCTGTCTGTCCAACTTCAAGTGTGATCGTACAGGCCAGGAGTATGGCGCTGTGGATTCCTGGGGTTCGGATCGTGTACTCGTCCTGGATTCCTTGTCCGGCCTGAATATCTCCGCCATGAACCTCGTTGCAGGGACGAAGCCGATCAAGAGCCAGGGAGATTGGCAGGTAGCTGTTGATAACCTGGAACGCCTGATCATCAAGTTGTGCGTTGACACTGAATGTCACTTTGTCCTGACCGCCCACCTGGAACGCGAAACGGACGAAGTCACAGGCGGCGTCACCCTGGTCTCCGCTACCCTTGGCAGGAAGCTCGGCCCGAAGCTTCCCCGCTTCTTCTCAGACGTGATCCACGTCAAGCGAATCGTGGACAAGTTCACCTGGAGCACGATGACGCCGAACCTGGCTACGAAGAACCGCTACCTGCCCATCAAGTCCGACCTCCAGCCCTCCTTCGCCCCTATCGTGAAGAAATGGAAGGATGGGCAGAAGCCATGAGCGAACAGACTACCTTCAAGCAGCGCATCCTCGCAGCCGCGGAGGGTGTGGAAAAGGGAGAGCCACTGAAAGACTTCCTCGACGACGATGAGATTGAGTGTGCCATTAGTCTTTTGGCCTCAATCTACCTCATGTCTGAGGAACACCAATCCGAATCCAGCCGTTGACAAGCTGAATCATTTCCCGCAAAGTACCATTTCGGCGTTACGCGCGTAGGCCTTAACTACACCGCGACTCACCTACCAACCTACCAAGGAGCCTCACCATGTCTTCCTTCAATCCCGAAGCTTTCTTATTCACCGAAACCACTAACTCCTTCGAAACCGCTGCAGTCCCCGTTCCCGTCGGCGAGTGGAACGCCATGATCAAGTCGATCAAGCCCCGTGTCCTGCAGGATGGCCGCGGAGTCCTCGACGTCTACTGGACGGTCCTCGACGAGGAAGTCAAGACCGAACTCGACATGGCCGAGCCGATGGTCCGTCAGTCGATCTGGCTTGACCTGGACGACAATGGCTTCCTGGCCGAAGGGAAGAACAAGAACGTCCAGCTCGGTCAGCTCCGCGAGGCCGTGTCGCAGAACCGCAAGGGGCAACCCTGGGCGCCGGGCATGCTGGTCAACCAGATGGCCAAGGTCAAGGTTGTGCACAGCGTCGACAAGCGCGACGGCAAGACCATCCAGGCCGATGTCACCAGCGTGACCGCTTCCTGATCTTCCCTCCACGCAACACGGGCCAGGACTAACCCCCTGGCCTTTTTTACGACTTAAGGAGCATTCCATGCCAATCGTTCAACTCTCCGAGATCGTCATAGCGGAGAATCGCCAGCGCCGCGTCTTCCCTGAGAAGGAGCAAAAGGACCTCGCCAACTCGATCCTGACCAAGGGCCTGTTCCACCCTGTCCTGGTCCGCCAGATCGGGGTGAAGGAGTACCTCCTCGTCGCAGGGGAACGGAGGCTGAAGGCCATCACCTTCCTCGCCGATTCCGGGGTCAGCTTCATGCACAATAACCAGGTAATCGCTCCCGGTCAGCTCCCCATTACCCACCTGGGAGACCTGGACGAGTACGACCTGCGGGAAGCGGAGCTGGAGGAGAACATCCTCCGTGTCGATCTCACCTGGCAGGAACGCTCCAAGGCAATCGCTGACCTTGCCGCCCTTCGCAAGTCGCAGGCCGAGAGCACCGGGGAGACTGTGACACTCGGCGACATCGCCTCCGAACTCGCTGGCCGTAAAGTCGAAGGTGGGCAGGTCACCGCCGTATCCGAAAGTATCCTCGTTGCCAAGCACCTCGACGACCCGGAGGTCCAGAAAGCTGCCACGATCAAGGAAGCCTTCAAGATCATCAAGAAGAAGGCCGAGGCTGAGCATCGCAAGACCCTGGCCGCCACCTACGACGCCAAGGCATCCGAGCATACTGTCCACCACGGGAGTGCCTTCCTCTTCCTGCCGACCCTCCCCGAGGGTGTGTATTCCTGCATCGTCACTGACCCGCCCTACGGAGTCGATGCGGACAAGTTCGGGGAACAAGGTGATGGGCACAACTACAAGGACGATCTCGCCTTCGGAACGGACTGCGCGAGGCTGATCGCCCGCCAGGGTTTCCGCATCACCAAGCCCGATGCGCACTGCTACATGTTCTTGGACATCACCAACTTCGAGACCTTCAAGCTCATCTTTCAGCTGGAGGGTTGGACAGTCTGGGGAACTCCGCTCATCTGGTACAAGCGGAACGGGATTCTTCCCGCTCCTGAATACGGCCCACGTCGGACCTATGAAGCCATCCTCTATGCCCGGAAGGGGAAGCTCCCTGTCAAGTTCGTGAAGGACGACGTCCTCGACCATGCCGCTGTTCGCCAAGGAAAAATGCATGCCGCGCAAAAACCGGTCTCCCTTTACGCCGACCTGCTCTCCCGCTCCTGCAACCCAGGCGACCTCATCATTGACCCTTTCATGGGATCTGGAACTGTCTTTCCAGCAGCCAACACCCTCTCCCTCCGGGCGACGGGCTGCGACGACAACGAAGCCTGCTATCACATGGCAGTGTCGCGTCAAGGTGAAACTGAAGACGTAGTGGACCTGTCCCCGGTCGAGGAAGCCAGTATCTCCAACATCCTCGGGATGCTCAGCGAATGAGCGCCCCATGTGGAAGCGTCGTCCCCTTCGGACCAAGGGACGCAAAGATCGCTATCGTTCTCGACGCACCATGCGCGAACGACATCTGGGCAAGCCGCATCCTGAGCGGCGCCCATGGCGACTCCTTCTTCCAGATGATGCAGCAGGCTGGCATGTTCAAGTCCGCCTGCTACTTCACCGCCCTGTTCAAGTACCGGATCATGGGAGACAACTTCGAGCGGTACGCTACAGACGTGAAGACGAGGGCGGCGGAGCACAAGCTGCATCATGTCGTGGATGGGCTGTACTGCAATGAGCAGATGATGCAGACGAGAAGGGCCCTCCACCAGGAAATCCTGAAACTCAACCCGACCGTCGTGGTCGTCCTCGGCCCGTACGCTATGTGGGCCTTGACTGGCGAATTCGGGAGCATCCACACCTGGAGGGGCTCCCACCTCCAGTGCTCCTTCCTCCCTGAGACGACGGTCATCCCGACCTTCGACCCGTACACCCTGGCTCGGCAGTACGACCAGCGCCAGTACTGCATCCGAGATCTCCTCCGGGCGAACTGCGTGGCGAGGCAGCCCTACCTGTACAGGGAGCCGCGGTACGACTTCACGATTGCACCTTCCTACTCCCAGGTCATGGGGTATCTGGAAGAAAGCCTGAGGGAGGCGAACGAGGAGGAGGAGCTGTGGATCTCCTGCGACATCGAGACCATCGCACGCTACACGTCCTGCGTTGGCCTGGGTAAGAACGTCCGGGAGGCAATCTGCATCCCCTTCATGGACATCAACGGGCATTACTGGTCTGAGGAAGAAGAGTTCACCATCCAGCTTCGCATGCAGGAACTCCTCACCCACCCGAACGTCAGGGTCATCGGACAGAACTTCAACTACGACGCCCAGCACTTTGCGAAGGAACTCGGCTACCTGCCCAATCTAGCCTTCGACACGATGCTGGGCTACCATGCCCTCTTTCCCGGCCTGTCCAAGGACCTGTCCATGCTGTCCTCGCTCTTCTGCCACTGGCACCGGTACTGGAAGGATGAGAATAAGGACTACGCCCGCCTGCCGGCGAACATGGCTACCTACTGGCGCTACAATGCCAAGGACGTCGTCATCACCTACGAGGCGTCCCTAGGCATCCGGGAACTCCTCTCTCACTTCGGGAAGGAGAAGCAGTCCGCCGACCTGCATCGATTCGGTCAGGCTGCCCTCCGTTCCATGCTGCGTGGGGTCAGAATCGACACGACCCTCCGATCCCACGTCGCTGGACAGCTCGTGACCGCTATCACGGAGTACCAGGAACTGATCAACAAGATCGCCGGGGAGCCGCTCAACACCCGCAGCACTCCGCAGATGCACAAGCTGTTCTACGGGGAGTTCGACTTACCTGTGCAACTTGACAGGAAGACTCGCCGGCCGACCCTGGGCGATGACGCGCTGACCGCCCTGATGAAGATCGAGCCGATCCTCAAGCCGTTCATCGAACTGATCGCCATGCACAGGAAGCTTGCCTCCTTCCTGAAGAATTACTGCATGATGCCCCTGTCCTCGGATGGCCGGATGCGCTGCTCGTACAACGTAGCCGGCACGGAGACTTATCGCTTCTCCTCGTCCCAGGATGCATTCGGGACTGGCGGGAATCTGCAGAACTTGTCAACTGGAACGGAGGACGACTGATGTCACGCAAGCCACACGTGTTCAAGCGGAATGGTGTCTGGTTCTGCTCATCTGGAAAAGGCTTTCCCGCGGCCACTCAAGGGGAGACTGCCCGTCTGGCCTACACCAACTGGAAGTGGGGAGGAGCCATTATCCCATCCTGGCAAACAATCACTGACCCTATCAAGGACAAGCCATGAGCCTCATTACTGGGATCGCCCTCCCTAACGTCAAACGCTTCTTCCGCCCTGATCCAGGCTACATCATGTTCGACGTGGACCTGGCCGGGGCAGACGCGCAGGTCGTCGCTTGGGAGGCAGATGATGAATCACTCAAGAAAGCCTTCCGGGACTACGCTGCCGGGACAGGGCCGAAGATTCACTGCATCAACGCGAAGGACATCTTTGGCGACCTCGCGGGACCTGACGGGAAGCGGGACCCGTTCTACTCCCGGGCGAAGGCAGGCGTGCACCTGACCAACTACAACGGACAGGCGAAGACGTGTGCCACCGCACTCAACGTCTCCGTCCCTGCCGCGGAAGCGTTCCAGGCTCGCTGGTTCCGCCTCCACCCAGGGATCAAGAAGTGGCATGAACGGACTTGGCAGAACCTCCTCACCACCCGTACGATCAGCAACCAGTTCGGCTTCACGCGAACCTACTTCGGCCGGATCACGACGAAGACGCTGAATGAAGCCCTGGCATGGATACCTCAGTCCACGGTCGGCCTGATCATCAACTACGGTTACTGCAACCTGACCGAAAACTACCCCGAGGTCGAGAACCTTCTCCAGGTCCACGACTC